GGTGCTGAGACCCCAGCTCAAAAACTCTTTTGGAATACTCGTGTACTCTTGAGCTAAGGCAACGTTGCACAAATAATTCGATCTACCCATCGCCAATGCGTATGAGAAGTCTACAGGAAGCATTTTCTTTAGAGCAGGCAAGTCGACATTGACAAGCTGGTTCTGGAGCGTCTTGTTGCTGGTCACAATGACAGTGCGACGACCGTTCTCAGCCGCTTGGTAGGCAGCGTTGACCAGGTAGGCGAATGACTTGCCTATCCCGGTGGGAGCCTCCACAATGACTTTCATGTTCTTGTCGTAACTGCGTTGCCCAGACCTGGGAAGGTAGTCAGGCTTTCCTTTTGCAAGGTGGCCGTCTACGTCGAACGAGTCGGAGACGTAGTTGGAAGGATCAGGCGGAACAGCGCCGACAATTCGACGATGGTAGGTCATGCGTCTGGATCCCAGCGTTTGCGCCAGGTTACGCAAGCCTGGTCTGCCAACACTGAGCATGTATCGAGTGGGTGACCATGAGATACTGCGGCAGCAAATACTTGTCCCCAAAACATTCTTTCTGGACTAAGTGAAGCTTCAATATTTTCTAGAGCCATCGCTGTTTCTTCCAAAAAACCTACGATAGCTCCACTGTCTGATTTATTCATTTTCTTCCCTTTATACTGGCAGTTCGACGTTGACGTGAGCGCTCATTAGCTCATCGTAGGAAAACTTGTTTTTTAGGCAGTCGACGATGTTTATGTAGCGTTCGTCGTCGACTTCTAAAAAGGTATCGTTGTAGAGCACGACGTGACTTGGCACTCGACAGTGCTTGTGAACAAAGTCGATCCCTTTGATGGTTGGGCGCCAAAAACCTGTTTTTTTGTTTTTGTCTCTGGGTTCAATCAGATCCCAGTGTCGCAGCTTTCCGTAATCACCACCGGCAGCAGCGCTCTCGCGTGCGTGGATCCACTCAACGCCTCGTGACTTGTGCTCCCACGTCCGCACGAGCCAGATGAGCCAGCGGGCCATAGCAGAGCTGATGGGACGCCGGTAAATCTTCACGTACTGCTTACAGCATGGACAGTGTGTTCCATTTTTCCCATGTATTCGTAGCCAGTCTTTGGTCTCGGACAGGGGGGTGTCTAGTCCCCCAGAAAAGTATGCTGTCATGTTTCCCTTTATGTTCGTTAACTGCTCTTGTTGTGCACTGGGCATTTGTCGTGAACCCACCATCCACATCTCATACCATCGCCAAATCTGCCAGCTCCATCAAAGTTGTCGGTGATAGGGCAGCGACAGCCGATAAGCCCGCCTGAGAGAGAGCCAGGATTTGGGCTCGGGGCCCAGAGGCGCGCTAACACTCGTCGGCAGTTAGTCAGGGGGTTGACGTAAGCCATTCTATGTGGTCGCAACAATGTCCACGGCTTATGTTTCTTTTCGTTTTTCGTACTCGTGTTGAATCAGGGCACGAACGAGTGCGGATTTTGACACGCGGAGATTAGTGGCGAGCCATTCGAGCATTTCTTCTTCCTCTTTGGAAATGCGAGCCCTGAAGATTATCTCTCTGGCTTTCCCAGTTCCGACAATTTCTAGCAGCCGGTCACTCATCGACATTCTCCTCTTCTTTAAGTTTTATAATTTCCCTGTTCACGTACCAGACGGCTTTTTCTAGGTCTTGAATCGGATCACCCTTGTGTTTGTGGCGACACAGGTATCGGAGCACGGTCCCGATGTTGAAGCTCAGGCCCCAGTCTTCAATGACCTCGATGCATTCGATTTCACCATGGGTGTAGTGAGACGGGTAGTTGACCATGTCCTCTTTGGACGCGAGGTCCGCGATCTCGGCTCGACCGGCTTCATCGGGCGTCCCGTAGTCCTGCCGAGATGCCCCGCGATTGAACGCCGCGCCGCTCACCCATCCACCCGATGCGCCGGGCACATGTTGTCCAGCCGGAGGCAATCGTGGCACTGGCCACACGCGGGGGCGTTGCTCGGTCGACGGTGCCCGAAGAACGGGGCCGCGGGGCCGGGTTTGGCGACGTTGAGCATCCAGGGCTTCGACGGGTCGAACCCGCTCACCTTCTCGGGGCTCGCAGCGTCGTCCCGCCAGATCGTATTTAGGAACGCGAACCAGCCGTTCACGGTGCGGCGAAGCGCGCCCTTGGAGAGCTTCGGGTTGCGCGCGAACACCTCGGGCATTGCGCGGCGTGATGCGCCCACCGGTTGCGACCCCCGGAGTTGGCACCAGAAGTCCAGCAAAGGCGGCGAGGTCCGCACGTGCCACTGGTTCTCGTGGTAGCGGACGGTGACGATTTGGGCGGTCATCGGTTGGTTCTTTCGGGTAGGGGGTTGGCAGCTTTCCACGCGGCGAACTCGGTCTCGAACTCGGCGCGGTACTCGTCGATGAGCGCCGCGGCTTCGTGTGCGTCTTCGGGCAAGGGCTCGGCGCCGTTCTTCTTGGTGATGCGATGGAGCACGGCGAGGGCCAGAAGCGCGTCGCTGGATGCCCGGTGCGCGGTACCGTTCCGCACGATGCCGAGACGTCGGGCGACACCTTCGAGCGTGTGCCTTCCGGGCTCGCCGTCGGGTGTGCGCTTCCAGAACCTCCCGACCGACTTGAACCGCACGACCACGAGCGGCTCGGTCAACTTCACGGAAGATTTCCCTCTGCCGAGCAGGACAAACGTTGGGATGGTTTGGGTGATCTATTTTGCAGGTGTCACAGTGCCACATTATTCAATCGATACTCCGTTGGACTTGGCGTGGCTAATCAAAACCATGCCGAGCGCTAGACAGCTTTCGGGATCCACATTTGCCGCAGGCGAACCCAACGGTGTCGCCGCGGTCTTTGACGATGACTTCAAGTGGTGGTTTGACGGGGGTCGCTCCGGGGGAAGATTTTCGGTCTGTCATCATATAACTGCGCTTGTTGACGGGTTTCGATCTGATTCCATAACGCTTTTGACATAGGCATCAAAATTAGGACCGAGGACGGCGTGTTGTATTCCAGCTTCCAACAAGCTGTCTTTGTCCATTTGGTTTATTTGATAGTCAGTAACCAGGATCCAGTTTGGAGAAAACTTGTTTTTCAGATCGTCTTTGCACTTAGAGATTTCATCTTTCCAAAGTTCAAAGTCGCAACAGCCGAGACAATCGAGGCCCCAAGGGTAATTGTTATTAAACTTGTGGCTTTCAACAAGAGACCCCCATGAGCTGTCGACTGGCGCACAGCCTTCTTTACGAGGAAGCTTTGTCCATCTCCAGTCATTGGGAATTTCCAAGAATTCTTTGTACAGTCGGAACTGTTTCAGTATTTCACCTACTGGTGCCTTGGAGATTTTCACCTCTATTGCTAGATAACTAAGATCGCTGACGGTTATTTGGACCGTTCCAGTTTCAGCGTTGAAATTACAAGATCTAATTTTTCTGGCAATGTGCCTCTTGGTTATCTCTTCCTCACTTGGGTAACTTCTTTCATACTCTTCGTCGTTGTCGAAATTCCGGCATCCAGGCGCATCTGGGATGGTGGGTTTGTCAAAAACGTGTAGAAGGGCTACTAGGTCTAAAAACCCTATGGATGTTTTGTATTGACCGTGACCCTTGGTTAGGTGGAACTCCTGAATACACTTCGCTTCGGCTACGCCGACACGGTAGACAGACTTGACGAGCCTTTTCATTACCGTGTACTGGGACAAGTATTGGCACGCAAGGTTATGTCGTTGATTCTTGCTATCAGGGTCTCTGAAACCCATACGTGTTAACAGTGTATTGTTGATGCTTCTCACAGATGTTCCTCCCAGTGCTTGTACAGTTTCCGAACCTCAAGCTCAGATGCCTTACGAACCTTCGCGTCGGTGTGTGGTAACCATTCCCCGATGAAGCTCGGGGCTCCAACGCTACGAAGGTCCATGTTCCAGAGGTACCAGGCGTACTCGCAAGAATCCGACTGCGGTTTGCCCTCCTTGTTCAACCTGAAGATGGGTCGGTCAGGTATGAGCAGCGTTCGATTAGGAGGAAGGGTTTTCCACAAACCGTTTTTTGTGGGACATCGCCCAGCTGAGCCAAGAAAGTTAATTCTCTGCAGAATGCAAACTAGTGGAGCTTTTTTAACGACATCGCGAACGATATCTTCTGTGAGCGTGAACGGAGGGTTGGTGGCGATGACATCGCACCGGATCATGTCGGTGTAGTCGGTGCCTATCACCTGTGCCTCTCGCCAATGTATCAATGGCTCAGGAGCGCTCAGAGCCCGAAGGTTCTTGAGTCGATCGTGGTAGGCAGTGACAGGCTCACACGCTAGCCAGTTAACTGAACGCGGACCGTACTGAATGATCTGCCCAAGCCCGGCGCAGGGCTCCCCCCATGTATCTCCTGGTTTGATAAAACCGTTTTTTGATAGCCACACCACCAACAGGTCGACAACCCAAGACGGTGTGCCGAATTGTTGGAGTGTGCCGCCCAGAGCAGCTCCCTTTTTACTCATCCTAAGTAGACTAATCTACCCACTACCACAAAGCAATGCCTATTGTTACCCGGTTCTGTGGCAACGGTTTCGTGGCAACAACTCCATGACCACGTCAGCTGACAAAAGAAAAAGGGCCCGAGCCACCTCTCACAGCGCATCGGACCCTCATGGATACCAAGATGAAGATACACCAATTTGGGGCAAAAAAAAAGGGCCCTGATGCTTTAATCGGGGCCCTTTTTGGTCAGGTGCTAGGAAAGTTTCTAGCAGCTTATGTATTCCAAGTTTACTTGGTGAGTAGCGATACTTTCTGCGGCTCGTTTTTGGCCAGCTTCTTTTTAGCCAGCTCGTTTTTGGGCTTTACCTTGATAATCAAGTGAGAAACCTTTTTTGGAGCCACAGCTGAGCTAGTCACTCGTTGAATGAGCTTCCAACGTTTGCGGCTGACTCGACGACCAACTTCTGAGCTGCAGGTGCCAGCTCCGACTACTGCCAGGCGTTCTTCGATTGGGAGATGTCGACAGGATCCGAACGACCCTCGCAAGTCGACCAGACCTCGCCAGAGCAGCTTTTTGCGGTCTTTCCAGAACGGAGCCTGTCGAGATTTGTGGATCCACACTTGCAGCAGTCCCACGGCACGACCACCGTCACACCTAGACCAGTAGGCGCCTTTGTGGTAGCAGGGACCGAAGTCAGCATCAGGGCTCAGGCTAGACTCTCCTATGGCCATGCCTAGCATGAACCCAGCGGTGCGCAGACGGTTGAAGCCAGGAATTGTTTTTGACTTCTCGTGAAACGCCACCCAGTAGATGTCATGGGCAATGTCGCGGTAGCGAGCTTCGCGCTCGACTTCGGTCTCGTGAGAATGCGGACCCGTTGGAGGGTGCCAGGCCCATTTGGGCGGCGCCGCTCGCATAGCGAGCTTGAACAGCCACTCCTCGACGACGTTCGGCTTGTGCGGAGTTCTGGGCTCGATCGTACGTTGAGTACGAACCTTGAGCTGCTTGGACTGCGCGGGCTTAGATTGGGCGGAAGAAGGTGCCGAGATAGACAGCGCGAGCGCCGCTGTCAGCAACATTGTGAAATACTTCATAGATACAGGCTCCTGATTTGAGTCAGGCAGCCTATATCTAGACCAGTTAGGCAGTCAAGAAGTACACGATTAACGCGATCTACTCTTCCTTAGAATCTTCCTTAGAATCTTTTTTTGACAGGTCGCTGATTACGATCGCGGGGGAGTCGTCTTCGTCTTCGTCTTCGTCACTGGTTTCCGTAGACTTGTCTGAAGAGGCTTTCGTCTCTGACTTGTTGTTAGAATCGTTTTCTTTTTTCTCTTCTTCTTTTTCGTCACCAGGTTTTTCTTCGCTTTCTTCGTTTTCTTTGGCCTTCACCTCACTGGCCAATGACGCGATGGTTTTTCCGGCATCGATCAGCTCTTTGGCGTTCTCTGGCTTGCGAGAGGCGCCGAACAGTGCATTTATGAGCCATGCGGTCGGAACCTTGCCGAACACTGGCATGAGCACGCGCGACAGCGCGGGCTTGAGCAATGTGCGCCCTAATAGGGCTAACGCGGAGGCTGCTCCGCCAAGCTTTGCCACGGCGCTGAACTCAGGCAGGCCATTGGCTGCAAGGGCGAGCGAGGAGAAGGCAAGCGCGAACGCCAAACCGACTGACACGAAGGGCAGGGAGTCCTTGGGCAGTTTGCGGCGCAGCAGGCGGGTGATGACAAATGCGCCGGTGCCGACCGCGGCGGCGCTGGTGGTAATTGATAGATCCATGGTCAGGTCAAGCTCTACGTGGAATTACGATCTCATGGAATGTGGCCATAGAAAACTTATATCAGGGTTTCCGTAGCAATTCCAGCCGTCAACTGGTGGGAGAAATTACTTTTTGGTGCTTCGTCGCTTGCGACTCTTTTCTTGCGAACCAAAGGAGCTAGAGCTTGTCGTTGCGGGGACTGGTTCTGGAGCTGGTGCTGATGGGACAAAAGCGACGGGTTTTGACGTTGTCTCTGGTTCCGGGTCTGGCGCTTTCTCTACAACCTTTGCTGCAACTTTTTCCAGCTCTTTCAACATCGTGCTAAGGTCGTGACTTGCATCAGCCAGTGATTTGACGTTGCTGATGTTCACTTTTCTCTTGAGTGAAACAGGCGTAGCAACTCCGGATTCAGAAAGAAGTTTTTGTACACCAGGAGATAGTGGAAGGCTGACAGAGCCAGCCTTAAATAGATCGAGCAGTTCTTTTATTGAATTAGACATTGGTCTTCCTTCAGGTTGTTCAACACGGAATATTCTACCTACGTCTCTAGGACGTTTGCAAGCACGTCGAGCTTAGTGGTTGCAGTCATGTTTTTTTGCTCATCTTCGCTCAGCTTATCCCAGGCGTCCCGAACGCCCAGTAGAACAAGTTTTGTGTTCTTCCCGATGCCTCCATCGACCTCCAAATGGCAGAGTCTTTGCATTGATTCTACTGCGGAACGGGTCTTTTCCCCATAGATACCATCTACGCCATCCTGATTTGGGCCAGAAGGTCCAAGCTCAAAGAATAGCATGTGTCGCAGAATGAATTGCGCCTCTTCGACAGACAGGCTGCCGCCAGCATCCCAGTCTTGAAGCTCTTCAGCGAAGTCGGGTAAGTCAAAAGAAAAATGTTTCTCCATCGCGGGTCGGATTGCGTTCCAGCGGTGTCGATACAGGGATATTTTTGGGCCAAAGGTAAGGTTGCTGAACACGTGGATGAGCCATGGCTTAGTCCATCGTTTTTCCTTCCAGCTGTCGTCGGCGACCCAAGAGTATTTTGCAGCCCAGCTGGGGTTGTTGATGCAGTAGGAAAGAAGCCCAGCCACCAGGCATCGACCGATATCAGTATCAGGCGCTTCGTCTACCAGAGTTTTTGCGTGTTTGAAGGCGTAGAGCCTCACTCGGCGGCTTAGCCATTCTCGTTGTGCAAAGAAGCCGGAAGGATCGCTCATCACGTTGATGATTGATGCTGCCATACCTTTTGCGTAGGTCTTACTGGCCGGATCCCAATTGTCTTTTTTGCCTGAGCTATGTAGCCAAAACAGCTGGGTTTGTTCTTGTTCTCGATCGACGAATCCTCGTTTGTCTATGAAACGAAATCTCCAGCGACCTTTTAGGTCTTTGGCGAAGTTGAATCCATGGTTGGACCCAAAGTCGTCTAGTGGTTTCATGACGGACGATCCAACTGAAGTTTTCAGATGTCCCAGCAGGGCGCTGGCCGAGTATTGCCCGCGCTCGCATACTTGAATCGGGCTTATGGTGCAGCGGCAGCTGTCGTAGCCGTTGTACGCATCGTGGTAGCGCCCCTCGGTGTGGCTGATGACATCCATGATGATGTCGGTCTCAGTTGGATTTTCTGGCAAAACAAACTTTGCTTGTCCGCGCCAGAAGGGTCCACGCCAGTTCTTGTATCGTCCCCAGCCTACTTGTTCAGGTTTGATCATGGTTTCTCATCGTCCGAGCACGACTTTGCCTTCCTGTGAATGTGCCAAACGAATCCGTGCTCTAGGCACTCGGACACGCAGAGCTTGTCTGGATGTTCGATCTTGATGTGCAGCACGAGCTTGACGTCCACGCACATCGGGCACCTACCTTGCTCGGAGCTGATGACACGGTGTCTAGTGCCCCCTAGTTCGGGCGGTAAGGCCACCCAGTCAGGGACGGCTCCTGGGCCCATATGAAGAATAGCGACCTCGTCTAGACGCGGGTCAGCGTGCTCCTGGGACTCGATTCCGTAAAGCTGTCCTGGGACTCTGTCAAACCACATGGTCATAATTTGTTTTTCTTTCTACGGTATGCTCGATTAGCCGCAACTCCAGGGGGATAGGCGGACGCAGGGCGAGGCGGCGCATGCTTGCGCGGAGGTCTACCATGCTGATGCCAAGCTCCCACGCCATGGTTTCCAGCTTGACCCATTGGGGCTGTATTTCCAGCTCGCGGAGCACCCGTGCGTCCAAAGGGGTCAAGTCGACTGGTTGAGGTTTGTTCATTGTTTTCCCAGAATTTTCATGGTCTTATACGTCCAAGGAAGACTTGGAGGCTTTCGCCGGAAAGAAGGAACAGCGTAGTCCCTCCAAGCCTTTCCTGGACGTCGGACTGGTGAGTCATAGGTTGCTACGGTTCGACATAGGAGTCTTTCAGGTAGCATCTGATGAAGTCCTGAATCTCGGACAGGGATCCATAGAAGGATTTGTTGACCCCGTCTGGAAAAACAATTTTCCAGTGTAAGTAACCTGGACGATTTTTGTAAGGCTCGGTCCAGTCGTTGGAATAAGCATAACCGGCACCTGTTGGTGAGCTTATTTTGAAATAATTGTTGAATTCAACAGTTGGCGGGCTCATATGTTTCGGCCATCTATAGGGAACAAAGTCTAACAAGGACAATAGTTCATAAGATTCAGAGTTGTGGTGTCTGAGTCTACGGAGTGCCCTGGCTTCAATTTGACGAACAGGCTCACCCCTTATGCCAAGGATCGAACCAATCTCTCTCAAAGTTTTTGGGTCTTCGTCAAATCCGAAGCGTGATCGTAAAACAAATTGTTCTCGATCTGTTAGCTTCAAAAGTCTCTTTTTTAGAATCTCTAAGACTCGCTTGCAAGTTTCCGACTCTTCGTACTGCTCGTGCACTGACGGATAGGAGTCTCTGAGCGGGGAACAGAGTTGTGGTTGAGACTTTATTTGATCGGCTTCAGCCGAAAACATCTCACTTAGTGAGATCCCGTGAAAGTCAGAAACCGTTACTGCTACCTCTCTCCATTCACCTCGCCTGGTAAGGGGAGAAGTTCTCGACGTTTCTAGACTGTTGTATGCAGTCATTGACACATTCATGGCAGCAGCGATCTGTGACTGACTTAGACCAAGCTCAACTCGACTCTGCTTTAGTTTTGAAACGCCAGACGTCATGCGTCGCCCTTGTCAGCTGCGAAGCCCCAGTAGAGTCTTGGATGATGCTGGAAAGTCATCGTCCCTATTTGATTGTCGCTCTTGCGCCTCACGCCCACAAACGGGGCCATGAAACCTGTTACATTGAATTCAGCCCTTAGCTGCTCGGTGTCCCAGACTTTGCCAAAAACAGTTTCCAGAGCGTGGCGAGGCACGGGGCCATTTGCTTTCATCTGTGCGACCATTTCTCGACGAATTGCTTCTGTTGAATCACTCATTTGTTGTTTCCCTTTCTGCGGATGGTATTACAATGTAGCTACAAAGTAAACCTTCTTGTGGTAACACCTAATCAAACACTCGGATGCGTCTCGATGATGAAGCTGGCGAGCTTTCACGATTCCCAAATATGGAAATTGTCCCTATCTTTTTGGTAACGAACTGCCGTTCTTGTTCGTTGAGCTTGCTCCAGAACTCTGTTCGAAGAACTTTGTAGACATCGAGTGCCTCAGAATTGCGACCTAGCTTTTCCAGGCACACCGCAACGTTGATTGTGTTGGAGGCCGACGCCACCAAACTGCGGGAGCGCTCGTAATAGTCCAGAGCCCCTTGGTAGTCGCCGGCCTTGCGTAGCGCGTTGCCCTTGCGAAACAAGACCCGTGCCCCGTCAACACCCCAAGCTACCATTTTCACCGGGAAGTCAGAATCATCCGTATCCCGGTGTGGGATACTATGAATCTTTTTTTGTGGCACAGGGGCACAGGTGACTAGCCCGGCAAGCATGCAAAACATTATTTTATGATACATTTGTCTCCCCCCCCAGTGGAGCCCTGACACCATCCAGCGTCATTCATCTGTTGTGACACCAGGAGAGCCCTGTGGTGGGCAACCTTGACACCCAGTGCGGCAGCCCTGATACCATCGCTGTGCCAGTTGTCGCGTGTATGCTTGTTAGGACTCTCCTGTTGACGCCTGGCTTCTTGGCCATGCGTCAAGAGAGCCGCTGTGATGATGTTCAGCTCAGCTATTGTTAGCTCCATTTTGTTTTCTCTTTCTAGTAAACTCTGGCGCGACCGTGAACCAGCACGCGCTCGTCTTCTTCCAGACCGAAGATCGTCGACATTGTCACAACAATCTTTCCTAGGATGGTTTCGCATCCGACGCACCTAGCGTCCGATGTGTAGGTGTCGTAGCCTCGGATCATGGTTCCGGGCACGCCTTGAATCTTACCTGCGTAGTCCTTCACGCTGGCAGCGCAGCCGGGGCAGGCGTCGCCTACGATAATGTAGTCGCAACCCTCGAAAGGTAGCTTCGCGGGCAACTGGGGGCCTGTGGTGGGGCGGAAAACTATTTTCATGTGAAGCTCCTTTCAGGATCGGGCGTAGAACACCATGTCCATACCCATGGAGTCTGTGGAAAAGTCTGCTGACGTTCCGAACTTGCCAGCCTTGCACACAACAGCCGGACAAGTTGCTCCATACATGCCGCGACCCGAGTAGTCGTACTTGACCTCGTGGCCCTGGCGCTCTGCGTCGTCGACAAACGCTTGCTGGTTGTCGGACAGAACTCTGTCGAGCTTCCAATGGCCGACCGCGTTGCCGTTGGCGTCTCGGATGCTTCCTGAGTCGTCGGAGTCGTCGGACCATCCCATAAGACGGTCAGAAACCTTTTTCAAGGCGTCCGCTACGTCCACCGGCGTTTGCATACCGGCGTTTGCGAGGTCGATCTCTAATGTAAACTTGCTCATAACTTCTTTCCTTCTTTCTTCTTTCATGTGCAGCCAATGGCCACGCCTCGCCGCGCTCCGAAAAACATGTTTTCGGAGCGCGGAGGCGCATGGTCAGTCGTCATCTTTCAGCTCGCCACTCTCACCGCTTCAGGCAATGCCGCCCAGCGTTCGAACGGCATGTAAGCCGCCTCCCAGATGTCAAACCGAGCATCGTGAAGCTCTGGCGAGTCTTGCGGGTATTTTGGATTCTCCAAGCACAAGAACCTAGATTGTTCCCACACCTCAGAATTCGATATGCGTATCAGGACCGCGCCCCCGTAGCACTTGATCAGCCTGGGTCTGTCGTAGCGAACGAGCGCTCGCCCAATGAAGGGCCGGACGTTTACGATAACGCCCAGCCCAAAAGGACCGAGTACGCGGGTGCCTATGGCGTATGGCTCGCTCACGCGCTCATCGCCCATGGGATTTTGGCGCCTCTGGCAAGAACTTTTTCTGCAACGTCGTAGTTGCCTTCAAGCATTGCATCGTGGGCGACCTTGAGAGCGTCGGGCGAGTTGAGGCTTGTAGCAAAGATGTTGCTGACAAGGTTGTACTTCTCATCAGAGATAGCCTGCTTGGCTACCTGTAGAGCCTCGACCGTGCACACATCGGTCCAGTTCTCGTGGTCCTCCCATGGCTTGGTGCCAAGATGCAAAACATGTTTTTTCGTGTAGACCATCGACACGGGGAATAGCCCGTTGAGCCGCTCCTTGGTGGTCGTAGTCGCGTAGCCAGCCGTGCGGATACAGATGGTCCCCCGCGGCAGCCGAAGGTTACCCGACGCAATCATGGCCACGGGGTTACCGTGCAAATTCATGATGGCCAACGTTCGGGCGCAAGGCCCCTCCTCCACAACAACAGTCGTGTTGCTTTTGGAAAAGTTTTTGCGAGCAAAGAATGCTTCGCAGGCGCCCTGTGTGATCTTTCTTGCCATTATCCTAGTCCTCCTTGATGAATTCCATCTTGGTCCCGCGGCGACGCTGGCGCGCGGTGCGGTTGCTGTTGTACTTGGCGCAGCGATGCTGCGCTTGCTCCACCGTCAGCCCGGTGTCGACGGTCATGCGCCGGCCCCACCCGGTGTCGTAGGTGCCAGAGCGCTTGAAGATTTTGTAGGTTGTCATCGCGATCCCTGTTCTGGGCAAAGGTTGTTGAAAGCTCGGCGGGTAGCGACAAGCGCCCACACCGCGCGGCGGATTTTCCTGTTCAAGCGCCAGCGTGAGCCCGTGCGCCGGCATTGGAGGTAACCTTGCAGGCTCAGAGAGCCGCCATCGATGCGACGACGTTCCTCAGCAACCATCGTGCCCGCCTGGTCACGCGACCAGCCCTCGACGTTGGCGTGGTCGCGGACGGTGTTCACCGCCCAGTCATTCATTTCCCCGACCGTTTGGACGAGGGGCGACGCTACCGCCGCCAAAATTGTTTCGTTACTCATTCTCATGAGATGCTCCCTTTCTTTCTGGGGAAAAGTTTCCCCTGGTCTCAGCGCCGGGATTCGAACCCGGCCGAGTCACTGCTCACCCTTTGAAGGCGTCCCGTTCCTAGGACCTTTTCGGCAGTCGCTGAGATATGTAGTGTAGCTAAGATGTTCCCTAGAAAGAAGCCGACGCCCGCACACCATTGTGCGGACGTCAGCCCTAGAAGGGATAAGTTAGGTTAGAAGTTAAAGAGGTTTTCTATGTCGTCGTCAGCAGAAGCTGCGACTTCGATGGGCTCACCAGTGGTGTCGACCGTGCGCGGCTTGGGCGCTTCGTCGTCGTCGTCAGAATCGTTTTTCTGAGTTGTGGTCGTGGGCTCGTCGAGCTTGACCTCGCCGCCGTCGAGCAAAGTCTTGAGATGCGAGCTGTAAAGCTCTCGCACATCGTTCATCTGCTTGAGCACACCGACATCCAAGCAGCACTGAAACGCTTGCATCTTGGCGCCGAACGCGCGCACCTCGTCAAGATTGAACTCCAAAGAAGCGGTTTGCTTCTTCACCCCCTTTGTGCCGTTTGACCTTGTGAACTCGCGCACAGAAGCTGCGATGCGCGCTTGCAAAGCTTTCTTTAGATCGTCAATCCCGCTCGTGAGCGAGGCTTTGACAGCTTGCCCCATAACTGCTCTCGTGTGGGTTGCACCTTGCGACGTGCGCGGGTTGCGCTCGTAGTGAAATCCCGTAATGTTCTTGGTCAAGTCGACCAAGAAGTCATGAAGCTCCGGAGCTACGCCAGTGCTGACGTAGTAGTTGTTTCCGCCGCCTAGCGACTTGGCACAACCAGTCTTGTCTAGGATTGTCCGCAGCATTCCAGCTGCCTCTCGGTTGATGAGCACATGCATGCGCTCGTTCGCTGCCGAGGCGATGGCCATGGCACGGTCGCGTGCCAATTCATCTTCGAACACCGCCTTACCCTCGGGGGGCCGTGCGACGGCATAGCGCTCGTCGAGCCCAGTCGCCGGGTTGTGACGCACCGACAGGCGCAAGCGCGCTCTACAGTCGATCTCGTCACCAGACTCGTCATGCCCGCGCATTCGGTTGATACCGATGGCGAGAGGCGTGTCCTTGTTAGGGGACACGAACTTGGCTATCAGATAGCCCTTGAGCTTGCGCGCCGTTGCCGCGCTGTAAAGCAGCGCCTCGGGGCGCGGCTCTTTGGGGATATGCGATGCATACCCGTGTCGTTCGCACAAGCCGTAAAACATTGTGCGAGACGTGGTGGCTTTTTTGTCGAGAAAACCAAACTCGATTTTGTCCCCGTACCAATCCGCCGAGGTCGCCTTACAGCGCTCGACGGTCTCAGCAGGAGACTCTAACGTGACGTTATTATCACTCATGTTTCTTCCCTTCTTTCTAAGGTTCCCGCAATAGGAGCCTTGGTCGCCCACGAAGGATTCGAACCTTCAACGCACAAAGAGTCCACACAGTACCCAAACCAAAAACTCTTTTTTGTGTGCGTCCACCAAAGGTGGGCGGATTGCGACCGTGGTCGCGCCAGCTAACCAGCTAGGCTAGCTGGCAAACTTGATTTCGAGCGTCATCGCTCGCTTGTCGCCAAGTAGATTGTTCTCGCGCAATTGTTTGCGTGCTTGCTCCAGAATCCGCATCGCCGCGGGCTTGTAGTCCCGCGGCTTGTAGGCCGCGGGATACCACAGGTTGATGACGCCCTCGGCATCGATGGTGCCGAGCCACGTAGCATAAGGCAGCTTCTTACCACTGTCGGTCACGACCTCGTTTGCTTTCACCTTGACAACCCAGCACGTTCCGTGCGTGGCACGCTCGGCGATCATCGGATCACCGTCCAGTTGCCCGACTTGTCGGCCACGTAGCAGGTTCCTGCGTTGCTGAAAATGCAGCAGTAGACTCGACGCCAACGCGGCGAACCTGGCAGTTTCACCATTCGCGTTGTAGGAATCTTTTTGCCGTATCCCGTTCGAGTGTAACTCAGCCCCATCACGTGATGCGGCATCGGCTCGGATTTGCTTTCAAGGTCTTCGATGTTAATCGTAGCAGTAATCATTGTTTCCCCTTCTAAGAAAACATCGCACGCTGAATTGCGTACGTTGGCATTTGGTAATGCCTCGCAATGCTCAGAAAAGTTTCTGAGCATTCGAGGCGCCCCAAACGGGCGCAGGGCCGGCCTACCTGCTGTAGGCTTCCACGCAAGCAAGATGCTCACGGTGCTGAAACAGCAACCAGCCGTCATACCCGGCTTCGTCCCAGGCTGCGCAGTACGCGCGCTCATAGGCGTCGAAGGGGGAGTTACAGTCCCCTGGCTCCCAAGTCGCCTCGCGGGCGGTCTCAGCGGCGACCGCGGCGGTCTCAGCGGCGACCGCGATGCGGGTGTTCTTTCCAAAGACAGTAGCTGTAATGTTTTCCATTTGATAACTCCACTGCGGCTCGCGCCGCGTTTTGGTTTTGGTTTTGGTAATGCCTCGAATGATTCAGAAAACAGTTTTCTGATTCATTCGAGGCGCCCCAAACGGGCGCGGCGCTATGGGTACTCGACCCACGCGCCAGCGATGTCGTCCGCAGCGGATTGCGCCGCTGCGAACGTTGAAAAACAACCGAGGTAGCGGATCGCGCTACGGTCGGTTGACTGTACGTAAACAGAAAACATTGTTTCCCTTTCGCGCCGCATGGCGCCGTTGCGTGGTTGCGCCGTTTGCGCCCCCTACATTGTACGTTGCGTCGCGGTTGCCCGTTGCCCCCGTTTCGCTTCCTACACCTAACGCTACGCCGCGGTTCCCCGTTGTCGTAACTTCTGTTGCACGTTACCATAATTTCCTGTACGTTACCATAATTACTCAACCGTTATGGTAACCTATATTAGCGTAACGTGCAGGAACCAGCGGTCAACGGGCAACCGCGGCGTAGCGTTAGGTGTAGGGGACGACGGCGAATGCAACGGGCAACCGCCACGGACCGTACAGTGTAGGGACGGGGCGATGGTCGCCACGGTCTACACGGAAGGTGGAAACATGTTCGTAGCAATTAGCTACAAGCTTTGAAAGGAAACAACACCATGAGTCGATCAACAACGACGCTAGACAGCGCCGCAGTGGCGAAGGTCTTTGCCCGCGCCGCGAAGGCGTACACCGGTCCCACAGCCCTACGAAGGCGTTTCCGCCGCTCGTGTGGGGCTACGTCACGGCTGGCTCGCGAGCTTGCTACCGCCTTCGACAAGCGGCATGCGCTTGTCGTGTCCGACTGGCACATGGCGTGCCAGTACAATATCGCCGACTGGCGCCGGGCGGGTATGTCCCCTCCGCCAGGATACGGGAAGTGAGCGCCTACGACTTCTGCGAAGATAACGGCTAACCGCTCGCGTCTTGCGTCTAGCTAGAAAAACATTCTAGTAGACGTAAGCCATGATTGGTTAGACAAACTTGGTTTTTTAAGAAGGGAACCAACATGACAACGACAAATTTGGCAGTGAAACAACTGCCAGCGACCGTCGATCTGTCCGAGGCGAAAAAGAAGTTTTTCGCCATTCGGGCGGCTCTGGAGTCGCAACTCGTCGAAAAAGACGACATGGTGCAAATGCTCTGCGCAGCCTTCGTGCTGCAAGAGCATTGCGTAGTACTCGGGCCGCACGGCTGTGCTAAGAGCATGGCTGTAGACGGTTTGATGAAGTGCGTGGACGTCGCGTATGTTCGCGAGGGATGTCACGCCCAGATGACCGGCGATGAGCTGGTCGGGATTCTTGACCTTGTGGCATTCCACAAGCACTCACAATACCGCCGGAACATCACCGGCGGTATGATGACCGCGGAAGCGGTCTTTCTCGACGAAGTGTTTAAGACAAACACCGCGACCTTGAACATGCTGCTACCTGGCTTGAATGAGCGCATCATGCGCGACAAGATCAACGGCGACATTGACATTCCGCTGCGCATGTGCGCCGGGGCATCAAACGAGTTTCCGGCGGACGCCGCGCTCGCGCCACTGTTCGACAGGTTCCTTTTTCGGCACTTGGATGGCTACATCCAAAGCCGACAGGCTTGGAAAGATCTGGTTTTCGCGAAGGCGAACCAAACCACGAAACAACAGAAAAGTTTCGTGGTTCCCTGCAAGCTCAGCCTGGCCGAATGGGACGCCATCAAAGCAGACGTAGACAAAGTTTCTACGTCAATGACGATCGTCGACAAGCTGTCCGACATCAAAGACGCGCTAGCTGCCGACGGAGTAATCCTAAGCGACAGGCGTAGCTGCCAAATAACGGGCGCGCTAAAGGCCGCAGCTTGGCTCGACCACGAAGACGCCGTGAACGTTGATCACTTGCAAATCCTGCGCTTCGTGTGCTGGGATACCCCCGACGATCGCGAAAAGATTATTGCAATCTTGGCGAGCGTCGAGCGCTCGGCCACGGCGAAAGTCATGGGCGAGATCGACGACGCACTGCGTCAATGGCGCGAGCGCCCGCAAGACAGGCGAGAGTACCACGAGGCACTGTCTGGCCTAATGGCAATGCTTCGCTCCGCTAAGGAGGGGGTCAAGACTCACCTGAAGTCTGACACGCTGACAAAGCGCGGACGGGCGAAGGTTATGCGACGCGCAAAGGAGCTTGCCGACGTCGGCAACAAGGCGAACAAAGATTTTGTGGCTTACTGCACAATCTAACGCCAGCACGCTGACCGCGTGCGACTAGCGCTCTGCCTACACGGGCGGAGCGCTTGTCATAAGCGGTCAACAAACAACAAAAAGGGAGCCGTCATGGCAGTTATCAATTGGAAAGAAGCGATACGTCGTAGCGCGACCGTGCACCGTTGCGCTCGCGAGAACGCGAGCTACGCGCAACTGCTTTGGCAGTCGTCTCGCGGCATGGCAGACCCGGCGCCAGACACCTACGCAGAGGCCTGTCAGGACCTTCTCCCCGGCCGTTTCGCCGGTCTACTGGTCAAGGGCGGCGTAGCTAACAACTACGCGCTACAGTGCCTGTGGGAGCTTCGCAACCAGGCAGAGACCACAGACCCATTCGGTAGGCGCGAGCTTGCTCGGGAAGCGTGGGAAAAGTTTTCCCTAAGAGCGGCCACGGCAGACGACGTCAAGAACGGCGTCGACTGTTCCGAAGAGGAAGCGTGGGAGTCCACGCGCGATGTCGGCCAAAGCCGGTTCGAGTACTTCGACACCAAAGACATCGCAAAGATTGCGCGCCTAGCTGGGCGCATCTTCGCGCAGCTGCAAGGCAAGAAAGCTTCGCGAGTCGTGGCTGTGCCCGAGGAAATGTATTCCGTCGAGCTGGGAAACAACTTGGCACGAGTCTTGCCTAGCGAGCTTGTCCACCTAGGGCAACCCACAGAAATAATTCTGCTAGACAACATTGCAAACGCAAAATGCCTGCAATACAAAATGCGAGGCACAGCCCCAGCCGGGCGCGGCCCGCTGGTCATCTGCTTGGACGAATCCGGCAGCATGGAACACGGCGACAGGCTGCTCTGGTCCAAAGCGACGGCCGTGGCTCTCACGCGAGTAGCTTGGCAAGACAACAGACATGTTTCTGTAGTTCACTACTCCGCATCGGTGACGATCACTGAGTTGCCGCCGAACAGCAACATGAAACTTCTCGATGTGATAAAACATTTCCTGAACGCGGGAACCAAGATTCACCTTGCGCTAGAAAACGCGAGCTACGAAGTTGCTCGCATGGCCGCGAAAGGCGACCGAGGCGCAGACGTCATACTCGTGAGCGATGGCGAAGACCGCAAGTCTGAGCTGCAAGACAAGGCGATTGACCTTATCGACGCCCAGTCCGCCCGACTATGGACCGTCGCGATCGAGTGCGACGTTCCAGCAACAAGTCCGCTCAGAGCGCGAGCCGCTACCTACATGAAGGTAGACAGCCAGACCATGCGCGACGGCAAAATCGGCACGCTAAGCGGGGCCGTGCTTTGAGCCCGGCAACAAATATCACAGCGGGCTGTCAGAAAAACAGCCCGCTGCGTTATCTAAGTGTGAACGACAACGACTGCCACGTGCCCTGTTCGCTGTGCGGAGCATCTGTCCGATGCTTTGCCCCAGTAGCGAAAAACCTTTTTCAGGGGTTACTATGCGACGAGTGCGAGCCGCGAAGGCTTGCGTTCTCGCAGTACCTCAACACCGGCATAAACACCTACACCTACAAGGAGTCACTATGATGATTGAGCGGATTTTGGTTGAACTGCTGCAGTGCGTGCTACCTGTGACGTCGCAAGACCTCTGGAGTAGCTGGGAGGTCGAGCGATGGGCGGCATAGAGCTTCAAGAACTAGCTCGCCGGGGCCAACTTCTGGTCGTGGAGCTGAGGAGACTTTTTCCTCAGATACCGAAAAAACGTTTCGAAGCAATCGTGCACGAGCACTTGTTGCAAGGAATGTTTGATGCGCAAAGCGTCAAGCTTTGCGACTTTGACGAGTACGTCAACCAGTCAGCCCGTAAAGTTCTTAAGGCGCTCCAGCAGGAGCTGAACTGATGGGGAAAAACAAGTTTTCTGTCCGCCACGAGTATCGCAGGCTGCGCCGGCTCAATTGGCCCCCGGTCAATGCGCTGACCGCGGCGAGAGTAAACGTGTCCTTTAGGGCCGCTGAGTTTTGCGGCCTCGTCCGGTTCGACGTCGAACCGGACGAGGGCAACACTCTGAACGATCTCGTCGGCGAAGGCGCCAGCAATAAACTCAGAAACAACTTTGCCAAACGCATAAACACAGAAGGCGTTTGGGGGATTGTTGTCCACGTGAAGTGTGACTCGTGCCGAGGTTGGCGCGAAGTCGATTCCGTATGGGGATTCATAGGAAATGATTTTCAGGATTCTTTTTACGACATAGACCTACGAGCCGCTGCACTCGACGCAGCCGGCATTTCTCTAACCGGGAAGAAAAAAACAAATGTTACGTCCACTGTATAAGCAGATCGTCCACGCCGTAGTCGCCAAACACAACTGCGAAAAACGTTCCCTGACCAGTTTGGTCCATCGCTGGGACGAACGCCTAGATGCTCTAGAAAAAGAATTACCGAGCGGAAGCGGTTTCGACGCTGGAACCAAAATCGATCGAGTACTCACGGATGAGGACTCCATCATCCTTACGACCTCGTACCATCACATGAACGAGGTCGGGATGTACGTCTGCTGGACTGAACACGTGATCAAAATCACGGCGAGTCTCCTGCATGACTTTAGCCTCAAAATCACCGGCAAGGACCGAAACGGATTCAAGGATTACGCTTACGAGCTTTTCGATTCTTGTCTCCAAAAAGAAGTTTCGCCACCTTACACCGAGCACAACGCTCGCTACCGCTTCCGGGTCAAATACGGCTTTGAGAAGCTCGGCGACCAAGAACCGCACTTCTACATAACTGGCACAGAACAACGAATGGCCAGTCGCGGCAAGTGGTCCGAGATCAGCGGCGGCACCATGGCCCGAAGTATCAAAAAACATTTTCCAGAGCTGAAGCCGCTTCTTCGCTGGCACTCGTGCTTCATCGACTCTGGTCCGTTACATTACGTGGCCAACGCCAAGTACTGGGCGTCGATTGCGGCCAAACTGAACACCAGTAGCAGCAATCACAATCCCGTAAAGGGGTTCAAGTCCACCGTGGCATTCGGTGCCGTCGAGGGCGACGCGCTTCCCTGGAAACTTGACGAAGTGAAGAAAAACATTTTGCAAGCAGTCAAGGAAGCCAACGCAGTGCAGGAGCCCAAGGGCGTAACGTTGCCCGACAACCAGACGCGCGTACACGCAGCTGCCAAGAAGGTGCTCGACGAAGCTGTCGCCGAGTGGTGCAACGCACGGTTCGACGCTCTCATGAAACAGTTTTCTGAGGACACGAAAGGGATTCATCCATGAAGTACAAGCCATATTTTCTACAATGCAGCGCCGACGACAACCAGGTACGTCGAGCGCGAATCATCGCACTCAATGAAGTGCCGACGTTTCGCGAGCTGAAAGACATCGTGCGAGTCTGTAAAATGATTCGCACAGAAGCTACGCTCGTTGACGAGAACGGCAACAAGGCAGGGCGCGTATGCCTCGATGGATACCACCTGAAAGGCTGAAAACAGTGACTGACATCACATGCGGCAGCGACTGGGCGAAGCGCAACCCGTTCACGGACACCTACGTGCGCGAGGAAGCTGCAAACTATGCGACGGATGAAGCCCAAGACCAGGGCGGTGTAACGATTAAAAACGTTACGCCGAATGGTTGCCTGATGGACTTCTTGAACAAAAACTTTTACACAGGAAAGCTGTCGTTCCCAGCGTTCTACATCGACGGCCGCTGCTGGATGAGCATGAGCCGCATGGAGCTTCAGAGCAATCACGTCCCGGTACAGTTTGCCCAAGACCGCGTTGCGACGCTGGGTCTAGGCATGGGGGCGTTCACGCTCCGCGCGATGGCCCTGGACCACGTAGAATCCATCGACGTCTACGAGCAAGATCCGCGCGTCATAAAGCTTTTTCAGAGATTCAGCGACCGGCTAGGATTCGAAAAAGTAAGTTTTATTCTCGGCGACGCTCGCGAGTTGTGTCGCGGCAAGGAGTACGATTACCTGTACACCGACATCTACCCGACATTGCTGGGTGACGAGGTTGTTGACGATCTGGAGCAACTGCTCGACCAAAACGACATCGGGACGATTCATTTTTGGGGGCGAGAGCGAATTGTTCTGGACGCGGTTCGTCATGACCTGCTACCCCTTGACGAGGTTGACTTCCCGACGGCTTTGTTCCTGCACACCTGGCAGACTACGCCGATCAGCGACACCGACGATCGGCTCGCGGACACCACGTTAGACCAGTTGGCTCACCACCCAATCGACGTGGATTTCGTAGAAAGAATTCTGGAGATCTTCAATGACCGCGACCTTACCATCTGAGGAAAACAAAGTTTCGTGTCCTCACGGCGAAGGCTGCGACGGCACCACGCTCGCGCACATATACTCAGACTCGTGCTCAAGAGCGAAAAAAGTTTCTGAATCAATCGAATTGATTGAAGCGGCCAAACCGCTGAAGTCACACAAAGGGAAAAAGTAAATTGTCAAGATTCAAAGTTAGTTACTTCGACGTAGATGGTGACGAGTTCACCGAAACATACACCGCCGACGACGCGGCTGCCGCGCTCGGTATGCTCATCGACGACGAGGACATCGAGTTCGCCTCTGATGCGCCGTTCATCGTGGAGCTGGTGGCTACGCGCAAGCGAAAGAAAAAGAAGTCATCAAAGGGGAGACGTAAGCTAAAAACCGTGCCCATCGACAATCGAATTGAGGTACTCGCCTTCAAAAACCTGCCAAAAGACGTACAAAAAACTCTTTTAGAGCTTGGGTGCGAGGTCGGGACATGATCTCAGTCTTGGTAAGAGTTGCCCGTGACGAAGTAAACGTCGATCCTCACAGAACAGAGGAGGACATGCATATCTTTGACATGTTGTTTACGCAGGACTGGGACTCGGGTTTGACGGAAATTAACATTCCGAACTGGGGACCTCTGCACGATGTAGCAGTTGCGATGTCAGGCTGTTTTTATCTAGATGAATTACAAGAAACAGGCGTTCTGCCAAGAGCAAACCTGAACGGGGAAGATTTGAGCGGACTCAACCTGGAGAACGCTGCCCTCGTCGGAGCCTCTTTGCGTAAATCAAATCTGACCTTGTCTAATCTAGAGCATGCTTGGCTGCTTGGAGCGGATCTAACTGGCGCAAACTTGTGCGGCGCCAACCTGCGACACGCCACTCTAGAACAATGTATCTTAACCGATGCTTGCCTAGAAGGCGCCGACTTAACAGGAGCGGAACGTCTAGAAGATCCTCCCCCAGGGTGGCAAATTCTAAATGAAAAACTCATAAGAGTAGGACTGTGTCCTCACTGCGGCGAATCGTTGGAGGAGGCATGGGAAGAAGATTCATGAGAACAGCACAACCTGTATGCGGCGGTGGCCACGAGTGTGGGGGGACCATTTTAGCGGGCGACATGGGCTCAGACCAGCCGCACTCTTACTGCGACCGGTGCGGAGCGTTCGCCTACGGCGACAACCCCGTGCCAGACGGGACGGACCAGGAGGCCAACCAGACGGCCTACGACGCTGGCAAAGATTCTAGCCCGTGCGCGCTGTCGACTCTCACTGCAGAGAAATCAGACAATGGGTGGAACGTTAACGATAGCGACGGCGGCTCCTGGTGGCCAAACGACAACGCGCAGACGGAAATCGCAACGTCATCGTCGCCGGCAGAGGCAGCAGTGGCGATGTGCGACAGCCAGCCGATGCGTGGAGACTGGCACTCATGATCGACCAAGCAGAATCCAGCCGTGACTGAAGAAAAACTTTCTCCCTGGGAGAAAAAGGCGCTCATCGAAAAGCTCGCAGGCCGGCAAAAGCAGGCCATGCGGGACTACGATGACGACCTGTACGACATGCTCGAATCTAGGCTCGTGGAGCTACGCGCTCCGGAGCCCGAGCCCCCCGAGGCGTGGGAGTACCCCGCAGCCACAAAGACTTCGCCACAGACCCCGCCAGAGCCCAGCAATGGTGCCCCTAGCGCCTACGAGCAACTGCTCGCGGAAATGGAGCGAGCTTACAAACACATTTCGTCCACGTTCGCATGGGCAACCAAGAAGTTCAAGACCCAGTGGGCCAAAGCCAGGAAAAACATTCCTGAGAAACATGGCTGGACTGAAGAAACATTTTACGCAGAGCTGGACCGTCGCACAAAGCTCAAAAATAATATTCATGAAAACAGCAAAAAGCAAGCAGCTGAAGATACTGCCTACGAAGCGCTCTCCGAGTAGGAGTTGCGGCGACTGCACCGTGTGCTGCACGATTCTTAGAGTCACCGAAATCGAAAAAAACGACTTCGACCCGTGCAAATACATTTGCAATTCTGGCTGTTCGATCTATTCTGAACGTCCAGACTCATGTCGCACCTACGAGTGCGCCTGGAAAATAGGGATGCTTCCAGTTGAGTCTAGACCCGACATGCTTGGCGTTGTTTTTTCACGTGGTCATTCGTCTGTACTGGGAAGTTATTTCAGCTTCTCAGAAGTTTGGCCCGGAGCAGCAAACGACCTTGCAATAAAACGAATCGTGGACATTATGGGACGAACGGACGCCGTAATTTTCATGCAGCCCGACAAGCGCACCATTGTGGATGCTCCACCTGACGTGCGCGAAAAGATAAAAACAGTTATTCGTAACAGAAACACAAAGGGAACTAACCTATGAGTACCGATACCGATACCAAGACCGTGAAACGCATCACCGCATACTCCTACAACCCTCTTGACCTGGTCATCGTTGGTCTGGACACTGAGGCGAAAAAGGGAAACGTCCTCTACGATGAGCGTCTCAAGCTCAAGCTCGACGAGGGCATGATTCGCAACATCATGTTCCATGGCGTACACACCGCCATCGTCGTCCGTAAGAACGGCTCTGCTGTCGAAGTGGTCGACGGCAAACAGCGTGTCCGTCACGCTCGCGCGGCTAACGAGCGGCTGCTGGCCGAAGGGAAAGAACCGATTCTGGTGCCTGCCATGATTCGTCGCGGCAACGACAATGACATGCTTGGTGTGATGATTTCCGCCAACGAGCTTCGTCGCAACGACGACATCATGATCAAGAGCAAAAAACTCGCTCGCTACCTGAACATGGGACACACTGTCGAGGAAGCAGCTGACCAGTTCGGCGTTACCGTCCCGTGTATCAAGAACTGGGAAAAACTTTCTGACGTTTCGTCCAAGGTCGGCAAAGCTGTCGTCAAGGGGCTCATCTCAGCGTCAGCTGCAGGCAGGCTCTCTTCGCTCAGTCGTGAGGACCAGGACATCAAACTGGCTGAGATGCTCGCAGCAGCAGCCAACGGTGGGCCCAAAGCCACAGCAGCCGAAGCTCAGCGCCAAGCCCAGAAAGCTCAAAACGGTGGCGAGGCGCCCGTCCAGGCATGGAGCAAGCCGAATCTCAAGAAACTTGTTTCCTTCATGAAGGATTCAGATGCCGAAGACACCGGCATGACTGCCGACTTCCTTAAAGGGATTCAGTTCGCCATTGGTCTGCGCAAAGCCAACACGGTAAAGGGTCTCACATCAGCTCTAGACCAGGCAATTGAAGGGCCAAAACGTGAACGCAAGGCCGAAGCCGAAGCCAAGAAAGCTGCTAAGGCAGCTGAGAAAGCTGCCAAGGCAGAAGCTAAAACCGCCGACAATGCCGCCCGTGAGGCAGCTGCCGCTGCTGACGAAGAGGAAGAAGGCGAAGAGGAAGAAGGCGAAGAGGGTACCGAAGAGGGTTCTGACGAGTTCGAGTAGCCATTGAAACGATAGCCAGGGTCAACGACCCTCCACAGGCCCAGCACATCGTTCCATTACGGAATGTGCTGGGCCTTTTTGCGCCCGTAGCTCAGTTGGATAGAGCAGCGGCCTTCTAAGCCGATTGTCGGTGATTCGAGTTCACCCGGGCGTACCAACAACAGTTCTTCATAGATCGGAAAAGAGATGAAAAAGAAAAAAGCACTCAAAATAGCAAAACGTGACCTGGAAACTGCACGAGAAATCTTGAACAAGTTTCTCGTCAACGAGCAAAGAGCGTTGCCGACCAAGAAAACAAAAGAAGTTTTTCTGGCCCTGAAAGGAGTTAGCCGAACACTGATGGTTCATTCTCCCAAAAAACACGTCATGATCTTGATTCACCTATGGGAAGCAGCAGGTGGTCTATTCCACGGCGCAGTGGCTCGCAACAAGTACGGCATCATGAGCACCAAGCCGTCAGCGTCTTACCAGGGTCAAGACGAAGCACTTCAGGAAGTGACCGCTGCTATCGACGCATGGGACCACGAAGAAGGTCGCATATGATGAGGAAAACCAGATTAGATCCAACCCGGCCTGAGCTAGGAAGCTGGGCTCTTGGATGGTCCGTCATTGAACGCATCGCCGATCTTCTAGAGCCAAAGAAAACAATTTTAGAGCTTGGAAGTGGGCAAGGGACCACGATTCTACGAAAGTACTGGAAAGTATGGTCCGTCGAACACAATCCGCACTGGATCGCGCAATTGCCTTGTCTGAAAGACTGTTACGTGATCAGTGCCCCTCTAGTAGACGACTGGTACGACCTCGAAATACTAAAGGCCCAACTGCCTGCCCACTATGACCTGCTTCTGATAGATGGTCCGCCTGGCGCCCTGAGTCGATCTAAGATCGCCGATCACATAGACTTGTTTGACACAACTGTGCCAATGATTTTAGACGACGTGCAGCGACCAGAAGTGATTAAGGCAGCTTTTGACATCGGCAGAGCTAATAAGAAAAGGGTTTCTATCCTACCTGCCAGCCATGGTCGTCAGTTCGCCTTGATTGACTGATCCACAAGTGAGCCAGCCAATGCTAGCACCAGCGACGTCTCTGACTCAGCTGCTGTAGCAGGCTTCTCCAGCTCTCCCAAAGAGCTGCTTTCAAAACTATGCGTGACCCACATGGTCACCTGGTAGTCTACCCCGCAGCTGTCACACGCAGCTGTCCAGCTGTCACCATCACCAAGGTGATGAGTCATGTCTGTGAAGCAGTCTTTGTCAACGTGTCCGCAATGGGGGCAAACCGGTGAGTCTTCCATAGAGTGCCTATACCATAGAATGGTTTAGCCATAAAGTGCTAATACCATAAAGTTCGGCAGTATGGTAAGGTACCTGTATGGTAAACGCTACTCCTGAAAGGGCTAACTAGATGCCTCGCCAAGCTCAAGACTTAACCGGTAAAACATTCGCCGGGCGACAAGTGATATCGCAAGCGCCCAGCCGGGAATCAGGAGGCAACAAAATCATTTACTGGCACGTCCGCTGTATAGCCTGCGGAAATCTCACCGAGGTGCAAGGCAATTCCCTGAAGCGCGGCTCTGGCTGTCAATCCTGTTTCCACAGAAACAAAAATGATTCGAAGTCAAAACCAACGTCGAAGAAACGTATTTCAAAAAAAACCCAATCGCCTTCGCCAAATCATCATATGACTGTCAAAGATGTGATCAAGGCTCTGTCAAAAGTTCCACCAGATCATGTCATCAAGATGCATCTCATGGGCAAGCTTGGGTGGACTATCCAGCCAATCAAAAGCGTAGGAGTCGTAAGAGATTTCGTTCTTTTCGTAGCAGATTTGCCAGAAAAGGTGGAACCTTGGAAGAACTAAAGCTTCTGCGAGAGCGGAAACCTTAATTATTTGAGGGAAACCAAAGATGAGTGACGACCTATTGACCATGCTCAAGACTGCGGAGCGTGAGCGCGACGAAGCGCGGGCAGAACTGATCGTAGCGCTGGCTCAAAAGGAAGTGCACAGGGATACACTGCAGCTTCTAGGCGACGCCTTTTCTTCAGAAAAAGAATTTGCCGTCTTCGTGCTGACAATGCTGCGTGAACGTGAACCTTGGATGTTCGAAGACGATAACCAAAGAAAGATCAAACATGAGTGATGATAAAAAACCGAACCAAGAAACGGTTTCTCACTTAAAAGTAGTGCCGCTCAACACAAGTAGCCAAGACAACCAGAAACAATGTGTACTGAAGCTCCGCGAACTACTGGCTCGGGCCGAACAAGGTCACTTCAACGCAATAGCTGTCGTTGCCAAAGTCAATAGCCTCAACAGTAACACCTTTTCGTTTCACTGGACCCCGCATGCTGGCAACGATCTATCTATGGTCGGCGCCCTAACGGTATTCAAAAAGATTCTTGTGGACGCAATGAAACTGACTGTCGATTAAATGGTAGTCAAAGCAAAGCGATGTCCGCGCTGCCGCTACCGTCGACAGCGACCCTTCCAGGAGCTGTGCACGCTCTGCTCTCCCAAGACCTGCTACCGCTACGGACACTCGACAGAGTGCCGCCCAGGGCGCCCAAGATGCCGCTGGATGCGTCGCAGTATGGAGGTCATATGCAGCTGCTCAGCCTACCACTACCCCCATCGCTACCAAGGCGGCAGATGCGGTAATGAAGACGCTTCAAGAAACGAAGAATGGAAAAACGATTTAATCAAAAAGGGAATTTTGAGAGATGACAACGATGACAAAATCGCCAGCTGAAGGGAGAACCACACAGTGAACATCATCAAAAAGGCAAAAGACCTCATCGCCTTACGCGACCGCGCTGGTACTCCAGCTGAGTCTGCTGCCGCTGCCCGTGCGCTGGCTGCTCTTCTAGACAAGCATCGTATCAGCATGACCGAACTGGAAATGTCTGGTTCGGAAGAGAAAGAAGATATTGTTGCAAACAGAAGTGAGCCCATTGCTGTATGGCGGCGAGCGGTTACTTGGAGGCGAAATCTGATCAGTGTTCTATGTCAGCATTACGGCGTAGCTCACTGGCACCAGATGGCAGTTTGTAGCCAATCACACAGCCGATGGGGGCTACCATTACGCCGAAACTACGAAACGTCTGTGTTTTTGTGCGGCAGACAGAGCGACATGGACATTGTAAGATACATGTTTGCCTGGTTGTCTGCCGATGTTACTCGCATCGGAAAATCGTACTGCGTCGGTCGGGGTCGCAGATTCTCTCACAGCTGGATGATCGGATTCGTTGGTGGAATCGAAGAGCAACTCACAGAAGCTCGTCGTACTACCCTAGAGATGAAACCAGAGGAAACAGGCATTTGCCTACAAGGCCGATTCCAGGAAGCTATGGAGTTCATGAGAAACAAGCTGGGGACAAAAAACGTAAAAACAACTTCTTCCTATGACGAGAACGCATCAAAGCTTGGTCGATCAAAAGGTCGGGCTCATCACCTGGGCAATTCTCTGGAAAAAAGTGCGCCTCGGGCGCTGCCAGAAGTGAGCCAAGCTTAAGTACAGACTGGCAATAAACAAGTAGAAAACGAGATGACTGGAACAGGTGACAACTGGGATAAACCCGACTATTTGCTTAGTCTAGTGTTTGCTGGCATGCTCATTGTCGTCGTTGTCGTTGGCGTCCTTACCGGCGAGACTCGGAACCGGTGTATCCGTAGCCAAGAAAGAACAAGCCTAAGCTTGTCAGCTGTCGCCAGCCAAGTTCATTCAAGCTCCAGCTCTATCAGAAAAACTTCCAAGAGGCTTGAAGTTAGCCAGGTCATTCTGGCAAAAAAGGTTTCCTCCCAAAGATGGGTCTCAATTGCAGACCGTTATCCCGAGCGCGGCATATGGGTCCTTGGTCATTGGATTGACGAAGAAAAGACTTTTATTTGCCGCCGGCTTTCCTTCAAGCGCTGGCAGACCGAGATTGGGTATGAAGATGTTGGTCCAACACACTGGATGCCAATGCCCCTTCCACCAGACGACCTACCGTGAGCCCTGCATCAGTCTTTTGATGACATCGTCCAAAGACTGAATCATTTGCTGGTGCTTCCCTGGCTGCTTGTCGTCGACAACCTTGTCAATCAAAATCTGTTTTGCTCCCAAGACTGCTGCAATGTGCTCGTCGACTGTGTTGACCGCATCCAGGTACGTTACCGTGACCTCGCGCATCTGGCCTAGTCGATGACACCGGGACTCCGCTTGGTTCATTAGACTAGGTGTCCACAGCCGCTCCAAGGCTAGGATATCACTAGCCGTTTGCAGATTGAGACCGACACCGGCTGATAGCAGCGGCGCAATGAACACGTCTGCGTACCCACCCTGAAAAAGGTCAATAGAGCGCTGGCGCTTCGTGTCAGAATCACTCCCTTGAATCCCGCTGATCTTAAGACCCATGTGGCGACAGATGTCTCTGACTCCAAATAAAACTTGTTTGTGATATCCAAAAATCACCAACGGTCGCTTGGTTTTGTCAAACCATGCTTCCAGGTAACCTTTCACAGCTGCTCTTAATTTACCTACAGCGGCTATGCGACGAAGCATGTTGAGCTTCACGAGTGCTTGGTTGCGTTTAGCTGCCATTGCTCGCTCGTTACTGCTCACCTGTCTAAGCCATTTCACAACGTCTTTTTCTGCAGCGTCATAGCTCTGACGATCAAACGGCATGAGTTCAACCATCAACGTTGTGCGATGCTTTTTGGGGATATTGCCCATCTTTTGACGACGCATTATGTACGGCATCGTCAATGCACGCAGCTCGTCGATGCGCTTTGCTTGACCGTGGTTGGTTACGATCTTGCTTTTGAGCAACTTCTCTTCGTCATCAAGAGTTGAGCAATATCTTTTCCTGAAATGCTGATAACTGGGCCACTCTTCCGGATCCATAATGTGGAGCAGTCTCCACAGATCGTCTGGCCGATTCAGTAAAGGCGTCCCGGTCATGTGAATGGTTCGCCCAATGCTCTTTGCCAACCTGGTTGCGACGGCTGCTCGATGTCGTACGCCTGGCTTAGGCTCCTTCAAGAGATGGGCCTCATCAAAAACGATGCACTTTGCTCGTAGGGCAGCAAGCTGTCTCTCTCTGGGGCGAAGAATCGCATAGTTGATCACGACTATATGTGACCCAGGAATTGGACCTTTCCCTCCTCGCAAAACCGATATTTTAAGTTTTGGCTTCAGGTACTGGGCTTCGCGTTTCCAATTATGTTTTACACTTGGTGGGCAAACGATAATTGCAGGAGTGCAACCGGTCGCTGCTATAGCAGCCAGTACCTGACAAGTTTTGCCCATTCCTGGATCGTCACCAAGTAGTGACCCTTTGCCTTCGGCCAGCCTAGAGGCGATCCATCCTGCACCCTCGGCTTGGTAGGGCATCAGTGGCCTACGAACGATCCTGTGGACCCTGTCAACCCACTCAGGAGCCACCACACGCCTCTGGTATTGATCCGCTTGCACCCTGACGCTGCCACCTTCCAGCATCGTTACGGTGGCATTTGATCTTGGAACACGCAGGCGCTCAGCAATGGCTCCCTCAACCACAACAAACTCACCCAACTTCGGAGGGTTTTTCGTTCGGAACCAAAAAACATTTGGCCCTGGTCCCAGTGTCACACCAAATGTATTATCACTACGTGGACGAACCCGGACAACTCGTGATTTCACAGTTATAGTCATAGGTGAACTTGCAATGTAAGTATGCGGAATTCTAAGCGCAAGTCTTACCTTTTATGATACACTGCTACCGAGCAGATCCTCGGAGGTTAGTCTAGTGTTTCGTCGTTTTTTCGAAAAGCTGTTCAATGTTGGAAACCGCCCTGGAGCTTCTAAAAGTCTACGGACTACCAACGGCCTTTCTGGTCGTAGTGAGTATTGCCTCGTGGAAAATAGTAAACCGATTACTCGAACAGCTGAACAAGCAAACGGCGGACGAGAAAAAAGCTCTCACGCTTCGTCTGAAAGCGAAGATCATCGAGATCAGTCGGCTCAACGAAGAGATCAAGAGACTCAACGAAGAGAGACTGGAGTTCGCTCAAAATTCGGGCGAAAGAATGCTGACTGTGGCAACGGAGTTTCACGAATTGACCACAGAAACCAACACGACTCTAGCACTACTGGCAGATCGCATGCAGATGTTGAAGAAGAAATAACTGCACCTTCTCCAGAAAGCTGGGACGATGTACTTCCATCAACCACATCAAAGTGTCAGGCCATATCCAACCCTGAACAACTACTTGCAGATACCGTTGTCTCCAGTAGCAACAAACTGAAAAAGACCCATCAAGACCTACGGCGATCTTTGATGCCTGAACCGATAAAACTGTTTTCGGTGGCATCTCCAAGAGACGTGACCCTGAAGGTTGTCTAAGTGTCCCTGACAGTGCCAGTCTTCGGCTCTCCGGTTGAGCCCTACGCTCCATGGGAGCCTCCTGACTCATGCGACACCCAGGCTTTTACACCAGGGGTGTTACGATTCAGAGCCTTTGTTCTAGAGAAGTACGGAGGAAGCAACCTGGGAATAGGTCGCCCGTGCATCAACAACAAGCCTGTCAGTCATCACAATGCCAACCGTGCATGGGACTGGAAAATGGCCGTGTCAGACCCTCAAGAAAAAGAGGCTGCTGACTCTCTCATTGCATGGTTGCTCGCCACCGGACCCGCAGGTGAGCCGCATGAAATGCTTCGCCGGATCGGGCTGCGCTACATCATCTGGAATGGTCAAGGCTGGTACGCGTCTAGCAAAAAGTGGAAGCCGTACACCGGTAGCTGCCCACATGTTCGTCACGTGCACTTCAGCTTTTCAAAGTTGGGCGCTTCAGGAAAAACAAGTTTCTACGACTGGCTTTCCGCAGGAGAGCCGGTCGAGATCAAGGATCCGAAGCCTTTGCCATTTTTCCCAGCAGATTCCCCGGTTCCACCAGTGGCTGGGTTCATTGCTGGGCTGTTGGGTACAATATGGCTTTCAAAAAGAATAAGATGAGCCTTAATGAGTGGCGCGCTCTTCAGGATCAACCAAAAAAAAGAGCAGCTCCTCCGAGGCCCGTGAACCTCGTTCGTCATAAGTACGAAGTTCGAGAAGACGGTAGCCAGGTAACCGTTCTTCCTGTGCGCCTAGAGTCGAGGGCTAACTTCCGTGGATTCACTGGCTCCAGGAAACACAGAAACAAAATTCGCAGCGAACGTGAGCTTGCAAGAATTGTTTTCACATGTCATGCGACCAAGCCAGAGATGCCTTGCAAGATTCTTTTGGTCAGAATCGCTCCATGTAAGCTAGACCGAGGCGACAATCTAAACATGTCCTTCAAGTCCATTCGAGACGGTATTTGTGATTGGCTGGGCATTGATGACAGCACTGATCAAATCACCTGGGATTACGACCAGGAAAAAGATTTAACCCCTAGAACTTATGGCTGCCGGGTGGAGATCTTTTCTGGTAAACTCCCAAGGACATGTATCCTCAGCAGTCCTACGGCCAGAAATGACCAACCTTGCCACAGTTAATAGTGATGCTGTTCTAAATGTGCCAAACTTGCTGACGTTTGCCAGCTTAGGATTAGGCGTTTGGTGGACGGTAGGAGGCGGCCCACCCTGGTCAGCAGTGGCCTCAGTGCTTTTGGATGAATTAGACGGCAGAGTTGCTAGAGCTACGGGGGAAACCACAAGATTTGGAGCGACTTTTGATTGGGCTGGTGACCTAGTTTTAACTGGTCTAGTTTTGAACAAACTCGGTGCTGCGGAAGCCATACCAATCGTTACCACAGGACAAGTTGTCTTTCGAGAAGCGGGTTACCGTCCTCCTGTTCTCAGCATTCGTGGCGCGCTGATGCTGTATGGCGTAGCAACTGATCAGCAACCATGACCACCCAACAAATCATCAACTGCGCCCCCTGGAGACTTAAAGCTCCTAGACCACTCACTGGATATGAGTGGACTGTTGTGGAAAACATTGTTGCAGGTGCCATTGATGGCATGCGCCATCAAAATCCTCGCACAACCATCCCGTTTGCGAGCACTCGGGCCGCAGCTCAAGCTCTTACCGTCGCCATCAGCCGCCAGAGGGCCTGTCCAACCTGGACGCACTCTAGCTTCGGTCCAGCGCCCGCTGTAGCGCCGTTTGCCTACGGGTGCCTAGCCTCTTGGTGGGCAACGCTTCCTTTAGCTGACCAAGCACGAGTTCTAGTCGACATACAAGGCGGTCTGCTCTGTCGACCGAATCCTCCCTGGAAAGACTGCCCAATGGCCAGCCGGGACATGCTGTGGCGAGCAGGTTCTCAGAATGAGTACTCGGAGCAAAGCGGTAGAATAATGCCCGGTGTTGTGTCTGGACCATGCGACTCGATTCGGATGAGGACAGCCTACATCCCCATGACTGGGCAAGAGGTCATCAAGATTGTCAAGATGCTTGGCCCTGGCATTGTGCCACCAGAGTTTACTCAGCTGGCACAAGCTGCCAGCTTCATCGGTCGATCGTTCCTGATTGGCCTGCAGATGAAGCAGCCGGGGCAGATGGGTCCAGTGGTTCTGGGCTCACTATCGACTCCTCAAGAGCTGCTGAAACTCGTTGACCAGATGGTCGAAGACATTGTTTTGATTTGGGCGCCCGGACAAGGCGAAAGCATTCGAGCCATGGTGGTGTCTGGCCAAGCCAATCCGGCACAGCTGCTGGTGCTCATGCAAAAGATGCTGCCATCTGCTGTGGGCGATCTGTTCAAGACCCTGCCAAACATTCTACCAGGATTACTCGGAGCAATAACTGGCCAACAAACGTCTGGCTTTATTGACAGCGTGCAATCTCGTCAGAGACCGACATCGGCAAGCCCTCCTACGCCGCCTACGACTGGTCTGCCAATCTCAGACGAGCCCGGTGACCAGCAAGACACGAGCAATCCGTTTGGCTCAGGCCAGACAGGAATTATTGTTGCTGGAATAGTCTTGGCCGCTGTGGCGATTGCCTACAGGTACTCAAGATAAACTGATGTAGTGGCGATCTCTAGCTGTGAAAAGACTAGATCCCTGTCCAGAAACATGCTTTTCTTCGCTAATGATTACGAAAATCTCGTTTCTACTCGCATTCGCATTTATCGCAGCAGCCTGCGCTGAGCCGACCAAGAAGACGGCTGCGACGGCTGCCACTACCAGTGCGTCTGCTGCTGTCAGTGCCTCTGCCACGACAAGCTCTACTGCTAACTCGACCGTAACTGCCAAGGCTTCGGCAAAGGCTACCGCGGCTCCGTCTGCCTCAGCTTCGTCCAAGTAGGGTCACTTCACATAGCGTCGACTGACCCACACACCAAACATCGTTGCGGCGACGTCCATCGCGGCGTTTCCAAACGAATCAGGCTCATCGCCTGGTAGCAGATTGGGGAACCTTTTTTTGACAGGGTTCTCTAGTAGCTCCCAGGCGACAGACGCCGCAAGAATCGCCTGCCATGGGACAGTCGTGATGCCATAAATCGCCCCGAGCGCAAGGTGTCCGCTCGACCAGCGATCTATGAGTGGTTGTTTTTTAGCCATGGCTCCTCTTACGCCAACGCGTAGGCCAGGTGAATAGGTGTCGGCAACTGAACCTTCGGATTGCGCCGAGGATTATTACTGAATTTATCTCTTTGGAAGCCAATGGCAATAGCCTGACCTTCAGCTTCCTGAGTCTCACGAAACAGTTTTTCGGTAGCCGTTTCGCCTTCGTGCTCCCCACCAGCCTTCTCATACACCTGAGCCCATCTTCGATAAATCTGCTGCGCGTCTTTTGGTAACCGTCTCAAAGCACGAAGCATAATGCGCAGCTCGTCTTCGTGCTCTCTGCTACATGGAACCTTAAACGTCCGCATGATGTTTATCAAGTTCATCATGTAAATCGGTCTGTCTGCGTTCTGGCTCTTGGGATTGTTCTTTTTAATCTCCCACAGCTCTCGCGCAATGCGTCTCGCTACACACTCGCTATGCACACCGTACTCGGAGGCAAAAGACTTTTTGAATTCTGGCGAATGATGGATCGTGCCGTCGCCGTCTGGAACCTGAAACAGTTCCCTGTAAGTCTTGAGAGGCGTATCACCGCACTGAGCAACAAGTTTCAAATCGCGATCTTTTGCAGCATCTTTGCCAAAATTAAGCTCAACCATCTTCAGGTACCACCCCTTCCTTCGAGACCCACGCTTCCCTTTGACCGCGCTTCTGCCACGTACGCGCTGCTTCACAAAATCAAAGATGTCAAAGTCTGCCACTCGTCCGCCAGTAGCCTCGCTCATGGCGAGCCTGGAATCAGAAGCTGCAGCTTTTACGGCAGCAGACATGCCTTCGATGGTTGGCTGACGAAGGAGAAAAGCAGTCTTTTTTTCATTATCGATTCGCTCGTTGTTAACCTTGTCGTCAAAGGTACACATGGAGGCTATCCATCTAGCAATCTCTGCACGAGAAGATGGCGCGACGTTGTCTGCTACAGCAAATCGCTTTTCCGTACTCACAGGCAACTTACCAGTTAAGGCCAATATCCAATCTAGCAACTCTGCCTTCTCATTGAAGGGAAGAGACTCTATTGGATCCCGATCATGATACCAAGATGGCGCACGCTCACCCAATACCTTGGCGTGAACTGGGCCCTGTACCTTGCGTTTCAGATTCTTAAAGCCTACCGGATCCCCTGGACTGGTCCGGTACTGATCAGCCACCGAACGGAACCAAGCTATGATCTCTTTAGGAAGATGCTCTCTGAAGATCATTCGAGGTTCTGGTTTCCTCCAAGTACCAAGAAACTTAGTTTCTGGCCATGGCGCATTAGGAAGGACCCACTCTCCCCCACGGTCTTGAATGATCTCCTCCGCCTGCACGCTCACGCGAAGAGTTTCACCCACCCACTTCACCAGCGACTCTGCCTTGGTCGGAGACTCGTCGAACCACTTCCCCCATAGCTTCACAAGCCCTTCGCACACTTCGTCCTGCTTTTCAGGGGAACAGTTTCCAATTTGCCCCGGGCTCATCACAGGCATGGCAGGGCTTAGCTTTCCATTGGTCCCCGTCCACCAGTTCAAGCCTGAGTATTTACCAGAATAAATCCTGCTTGCTTTGGAGCTTTTCTCCTCCTGATAAATGGTGACCTCTTTTTTCTCAGCGAAAGCATCTTCCATTTCCTCTAATGATGGCCCGTGCCGCTCCGGAATCGCTTCGTCGTCTTCGTCTTCGTCTTTATCTTCGTCTTTATCTTTGTCGTAATCGTCGTAATCGTCGTAATCGTCGCCTTCGTCGTCTTCGTCGTAATTGTCCTGATTTGTAAGAAATCTCCGCTGGACTTCTAGCTCATCTGCCTCTGCCTCTGCCTCTGCATCTGCCTCGGACCCGATCTCTTTACCTGGTTCTTCTTCGATCCGGAGCTGGCTAAAAACAACTTCTGCACCCTCTTGAACGTCGAGACGAGCACGTGGACTCGGCAACCGCCATAGCTGCGGCCCAGGTCGACGACCTCCACCTGTAGGCAACAAAGGCTGACGATTTACAATCTCACCCCAATGCAAAGAGTAAATCAGACAAAGATTTTGAAGAGTCTCGTTGGGATAACGAAGACAGTTTTCTGAAAGCAGAATCTCCTTGTCAGTCAGAGCCTTCTTTCTCCACTTGATTATGTCTTGAACTTTTCGATCAAACTGCCGACGCTTTCCAAGCGGATCAGGTCGCTTCGGCGGCGCAATTGTTGGCAAAACAGTTGCTGCTAAGAGAGCTGGGGCGACAACAGATGGCTCACCCTCCTCCGGTAACTTGACCGCCTGAATTGGCTGCTCAATTCGCCTAATTGGACGCGGCATACGTCTCTTCCCAGGCGCCGGCATACCAGGGGGAGCGATTGATGGCATCTCTTCTAAGCCAGGCGCCACCTCAGCGACCTCTAACGTCTCAGGAGTCTCCCGTGGACCCACTACAGGGGCGACCGCTCCTGGACCCCTAAACGCCTCAGCAATCAGCATATCTGGTGAACGTTCCTCCATGTACCGCGCCGTGGTTGCTGCCGATGCATGGCCCATCATCGCCTGAATTCGATTCATGGGCGTACCACTGTCCGATGCCACCTTAGCAAACAAGTGCCTGAGTCCATGAGGATGAGCCCGGTGGAAGTCTGGACTACCCGGGGGCATACCAGCCCGCTCAGCCCGACGACGGAGAACCTGAGCTATCCCAGGACGCGTCAAACCACCTTCAGACTGCCCAGCATTGGCACCCCAATATGACACAGCCGGCAACAAAGGCGCATCCATCGTCATGAGATGTTGCAACCTGGATGCCCCTGAGCGATCTGCCAGAGACTGAATCTTCGTCCAAAGCTCACGCAGTGACAAAAGCACCACAGGCGGCACTGCCACCGAACGTTTTTTTCCTCGCTTTCCAAGCAAAGTAACAATGGCCGGATCCCCCACCACGTCAGACCGCTTCAGCCTATAAATCTCACGAGAACGAGCACCTGTCTGAGCCATAAGCACAAGCAAAGCCCTGTCGCGCAAGTCCTTTAGACTTGGCTGCACAGACGTTCTAGGAATCTGTCTTCCCCAAAAAAATTCCTGAGCCACGGATTGAGCAGCTTCCTGTCCATGCGTTCTGTAAAACGTTGTAGCCAAAAGCCTCATGAAGAGCGCCAAGTTCGGCGTAGTTCTGGCCCTGGTTACAGCCTGCTGGCTCGGCACCTGTGTTCTGACTTGCTTGAGAGGATCTTCCCAAATATTATGCTGAAGCAACGGCTGGGTTCTGCCAGAAATGTTTTCCCCAGACTTGATCATGAAGCTCCACAACGAGGCCAGTGCACTCAATCTCGTGGCAACTGTGCTCGACCGGTCTGGGCCTTCTGGAGCTTTCACCTTCGGTGTGGAATACCGAAAAATGTCAGGCGGAGGCTTCTCAATGGTTCTCACCTGGTTTCTGTACTCCGCAACTGTTGGAGTGCGAACCAAGGTGCGGCGCTTTGTGAGACAAGAAAGTCTTGTGGCCAACGTGCCAGGGTTACCGCTCTCCGGATGCTCAATATTCAGATATGGACGACCATGGTGATAGCTAGTGAACGACGGAAACCTTATTAGGCTGTCGCGAATGAAAACTATGTTTTCACCAGGAAACTTCGCGACGAGATCATAAATCGCAACGTCAAGCTGCCGGTCAGGATCATGCTTCAGCCGCCACCTATCAAGACCCGACGTTCTAGTCTTCAACCAGTTGTTGAACTCAATTGCATCAGCTCTGCGAACCTGATCTGGAGTCACCAGTCGCTGACGGTTGCACTGGTACCAATCAAAGAACTACAGAATCGAAAAACTATAGCATCGAAGCGTGTCTCTCGTACTGATCGAACGCAGAAAATCCAACAACGCATCAACAAATGCGGGACCTCGCGGCTGGTATCGCCAGGTCTCTCCGATTCGACCGAGAGTAAGCTCGGTTCGGTTCTGTGACCGTTCAGGTCTGGAGAGGTCGATTTGTTGTGTCACGACTTGTTCGCTTTATCTGTAAATCATTTTCGGGTCTGACCCCGTTAACGGAGCCCCTGCGATGCCGGTCACAGCATCGGTAACCAAACGCGGTCGAAGAACGTTCAAAGAGTTTGGCTGCGGACATTACGGGTGCGTGTTTCCCACTACGGTCGACAACATGGTGTTCAAGTTGACCAGTGACGCGAGCGAAGCGGCATTTGTTGCCACGGCGCTCAAGTTGCCTGATTGGCCTGATGGGATGATTCGTTATCATAGGATTGTCGAGCTATCTGGAGAGAAGCATCGCAGGCGCAGGGCAGGAGCTACGCTCGCAATCTCGTCCCAGTTGCTGGACAGAATACGGTTTACCCATGGAGGATTCTTCTTCATGCCGTGCCCTAGCCACTTCGTCTACGGCAACGAACTAAATCGAGACCAATTAAGGTTTTGACGCAAACTCTCCACCCTGTCCAACGCTTCAACAATCTTTTTCCCGTCTTCAGCATTCGGCTTAAACGGAAGTAGTATCTGTCGCCCTCGAACAACTGTCTGAGGATCGATGTTCAGCGTCCAGCGCAAGCGCAACATGTCTATGTCTTCTTCTCCAACACCCTCCATACGCGCCACAACAATCAAAAGGTTGAAAAGTTGCTTTGGCATTCCGCATACATCAAGAGCCAAAATCGCATCAACGTTTACGTTTTCAACATCAGCAGAGGATGAATCTGGATAGCGTGCATCGTCATCGATAAGCTCTTTCCAGAACCCTTCCAGCACATGGTTCCACTGAGACAAGTCAACATCGTGCGCAGTGCTGAATAAAATCAAATCTGAAGACACTGCGCTATTAAACGTATAGTAGTCAGCAGACACCTCGACGCTGAGATCGACGTTGACAGTGTTTACGTAGTTGATGGTCTTGCCCTCGGCGATGTTGCAGCGATTTAACTCGTCAGAAGAAACATCGATGTCGACATTCTCTTCTTCTAAAGTGCTGTTGTTCTCAGCAGCTAGACCAAGTTTTTTGGCCATGTCCCACCAGCGACTGGCAGAAGAGCTGCGCGAGTCGGAACCTGAACTAATTCCATCGCCATCGACAGGGGAGTTTATTCTAATCTCACCTTCATCGGCCTGATGTGCCCCGAGACATAGTCCGGTGTAAAGACAGGTTCCGAACCCTTTACCCTTGGACTTCACCCCGTCAGGGGTATGAGCCCGCGGGTAACCAGTCACTTCAGTCGGAGCAGTGTACTGACTGTCACCCCCTGTTTCGTAGTAGCCAGCCCCCTCGTAAGGAATGGGCTTTCTGTCTCCTCGATAAATATAAATCTCGTGACCGTCCCAGCTTACTACAACCGGAGTATTTAACTTTGGGTTCACGACCATTCCAATAAAAACACTTCCGACTGGGGCCGATGCAGACTTTCGTCTACCAGTGCCAAGTGCACGACCAGGCCTAAGATTCAACGCTTTTCTGATCTCACGAACAGCCATCAGTCTGACTCCCAGGGACGATCTTTCTCAGTTCGAGCTACCAGGCGCTCCATGGCCACATACATGGGAACGCCTTCCTGAGCAGCGTAAACCTTCAACCACTTGCGAAAGCTGTCTCTCACCTTGATGGTGGTAAAACGATTTTCTATGACAACGCTCTGTGTCATTCCCATTACTTCTCCATGATTCGCTTGGTCAGGTAAAAACCTGTCGCCAGCGTTGCTGCAAACAAAAGAAGGTTTCCCAGTTCGTCATTGTCCTTCGACGTAGGTACAGCAGGAAGTCCCGGCACAGGCGGCTCGCCATCCATATGACCCTTGCCAGTATCTAGCCAAGGCAAAAGAATGTTCTGCCACACCTGGCTAGCAATTTTCGGATGGTTGTGACCGAGCGGCTTCGACGGGTAGTAAGCGAAAATAATGTTCTTGAGCTGCCAAACCTCTACCGGTCCTGGCTCTACACCAAAAAAGTCGTCCCTCTTCTTGAACCCAAGACCGGTTCTTTTTTCAATCTCTTTGGCGATCGACTTCAGGTTTTCGATCCCGGTTGCCCACCGATAGTTTGGATTTGGAGACGCGGTGGCAACAAACATCTTGCTGCCGTCTCCCGTCGCCACATCAACACCCCAACGCACGAAACCCTCAATGGGTGGCGGGATGCGATTCTTCTGATCAGTCCACACTGCCGTGTAGGTAGCGTCTGACAGCATCACAGCAGTCGTGATGCGTCGATACTCCTCGTTGGCCAGCAAACGCTTCAGGAGGCTGCCACCGGCTGAGAATGCGCCCATGAACAGCTCGCCCAACTCGTCCATTGGCATCTTGGCTTTTACCAAAAGCTTTTCTGGAGACGAAGACAGAGCTGTGCCAATCGAGGGGCAGTAGGGATGAGGACCTTTGTCACCCCGACACCCTATCCACAGCTCCTTGGCGCCAGGAACCGTCGCTTCAGGGACCTGTAGCTTGAAAACCGGCCCGGCCCATACAACTAAGTCTTGGCGTGCCATCGGTCACTTCATCCTAGACGTGAGCCATAATGTTGCGCCAATACCTACGATCATGGCGCCAATAAAAACTGCTTTCCCAGTCAAATTTCCAGGATCTATTACACGAGGAGGAGCGGTGGCACCAGGCAGTGTTTGACCACCAGGCAGTGTTTGACCACCAGGCAGCGTTTGACCAGGAGTAGTGTAGGGAGGACAACCATCGGCCCGCTGACCATCTACAGAGTCAAACTGGATATCACAAGACTCTCCAACTTCTCCGATGGGTCCTCTGCCGTTACTCAGCCAAGGCTGAATAATGTTCTGCCAAACACCTTTAGCTATGCGCACATGATGATGCCCAAGAGGAACCTCTGGGTACTCGGCAATGATCACATTGCCAAGCTGGTAGGCAGCCGTCGGTGCAGGAGTGATACCGAAAAAATCTCCCAGCTTTACGAACCGACCGCCAGTGCGAGCCTCGATTGCTTTTCGAATCGCAACAAGGTTTTCGTTTCCACTGGCCCACTTTCCGTTTCGAATAGGAGACGCGGTAGCAACAAGAACCTTGTCTCCAAGTCCGTTGACAATGTCCACGCCGTACTGAACCACTCCCTCAATGGGAGGAGCAATGCGCGCACCCTCGTCGACCCAAGTCGACGTGTACGTCGCGTCGGCAAGATGAACGCCCGATACTGCCTTTCGATAGTCGGGGTTGCTCAAAAGTCTTTTTACTACATTTCCACCAGCTGAAAACGCTCCCAGGAAGATGTTTTCCGTGTTCCCTGCTGACACTCCTGCTCTCTGCAACAGAAGCAATGGGCTTTTACTGAGCTTGTCTCCGATTGTGGAACAGACAGGATTCATGGTTGCCAGGCAATCGATGAAAACCATTTTCGCGCCAGGGACCGTAGCCTTCTGCGCGTAGTACCGATCAACCGGCCCTATCCATACAACCAAGTCAGTCAT